CATAGCTCATAAAGCCAAGATGTTATCACGAAGAGCTGTAAAGGATAAAGAAAAAGAAATTAAAAAGCTACGCAAAAGCTTAGAAAATAAAACAACAAGACTTAAAGCAAAGAAAGAAGCTTTAACAATTGTACATAAAGCAGAGACTGATACTAAAAGTAAATCAGGAACTGTGATGGATGAAGGTCAATACAATGTATTACCTAAATCAGTAAAAGAATTATTAGAAAAAGAAAAAGAAAGAATAGTATTCAAACCTAATAATGGTCCTCAAACAGAATTCTTAGCTGCACCAGAGCAGGATGTTTTGTATGGAGGAGCAGCAGGTGGAGGTAAGTCCTACGCCATGCTAGTTGACCCATTACGTTTCATGCACATTAAAGAACATAGAGCTTTACTATTAAGAAAGTCTATGCCTGAATTAAGAGAACTAATTGACAAATCTAGAGAACTTTATCCTAAAGCTTTTATGGGCTGTAGGTTTAGAGAAGTTGAAAAGATTTGGAAATTTCCTTCAGGAGCAACATTGGAGTTCGGTTATCTGGACAGAGATGCTGATGTGTATAGATACCAAGGTCAATCCTATACGTGGATAGGTATAGACGAACTCACACAGTATCCAACAGAATTCCCACTCCAATATTTGCAGTCACGATTGAGAACAACTAATCAATTGATAAAATGCTACATTCGGTGCACAGCAAACCCTGGAGGAGTTGGAGGAAACTGGGTTAAGAAAAGGTATCTAGACCCAGCACCTCCTAACGAATCCTTTACTGGTAAGGATGAGATTACAAGAAAATTTATACCAGCAAGATTAGATGATAACCCATACTTAGCTGAAGATGGTAAGTATGAAAAGATGTTATCATCACTACCACCTATTCAAAGAAAACAATTACTTGATGGTAATTGGGATGTTTCTGAAGGAGCAGCTTTTGTTGAATTTGAATATGACAAACATTGTATTACTCCTTATAACTTACCTAAGCATTGGCTTAGAGTAAAAGGAATTGACTATGGTTATGCATCAGAGTCTGCAGTTGTTTGGGGATGTTTAGACCCAACAGATGAAACATTAATTATTTATAGAGAACTATATCAAAAAGGATTAACAGGAGAAGAGTTAGCTGTAAGAATTTTTGAATTTGAAAGAGAAGATAAACTATCTGTTAGTGGAGTATTAGATACTTCAGCATGGGCGAGGACTGGAACAACTGGTCCGACAGTAGGTGAAGCTTTAACAAAGGCAGGACACAAGCTTAGAAGAGCAGACAAGAACAGAATTCAGGGTAAGATACAAATACATGAGAGATTAAAATTAAATGCCAAAGGCAGACCAAGACTACAGATATTTAAAACTTGCCCAAACTTAATTAGAGAACTACAAGGAATACCCATTGATAAATTAAAACCAGAAGACGTGGATACGAAAGCATCAGACCATGCATATGATGCCTTAAGATATTTAATTATGTCTAGACCTAGAAGTATTACATCTTATGAAGAAATGCAACACCATAAAAGATGGACTCCATCTGACCCAACCTTTGGATACTAATGTATAAAATATTAATACTCGCTTACTTAATAGGACATGACCCTATAACAACACAACAAAACTTTGAAATGAAAGGATGGTTTAAAACAATGGAACAATGTCAAACCCATTTACTTGAACAACATCCTGACCAGACTTATAAAGTTACAAGAGAGTTTGTAACTGATTCAGAATTTAAATGGGATTGGTTAGTAGCTGGATGTACTAACGAAGAAACAGGAGAAAAGTATATGCTTTATCCTGATTACCCAAGAGGAAAACCTGATGAATTAGAAGGATTAACTTTTGAATTAAAAGATGTACTAATCTAATGCCTATCTATACTTTTATAAATAAATTAAATAATAAAAGATATGAAAAGATAATGACTTATGAAGAGCTTATTGAATATATCAAAGACCCAAATATTGAACAAGAATATAAGATGAATATATTTAGATACTCAGATAATAATGGTATTAAAGACCAAGAGATGAATTTTTTAAAAGACCCTAAAGTTCATGGTAATGGAAAGTTTGAACCTTATGGTAAAGTTAAGACAGCAGATGAAAATAAGATTTTTAAAGCTATAAGAAAGGAACAACATTTTGGGGAGGGGAATGCGAAAAAAGAAAGTAAGAACAAGACGAGTCAAAGTTAAAAGACCCAATAAGATTAAAAGATTAATTCCTCTTAATGAAAAGATATTAAGTAATGATATTAGTAAATATCCTTATGTTGAAATAGAATGGCTTGATATTGAGGGTGATGATGGTTGGAATACATTAAAGGTATTAAAGGAAGAAAAGCTCCCTATTGCTGTATCTAAAGGTTATTTAGTAAGTCAAAAGAATGGAGTAACTAGAATATTCAGAGATTATATTAAAAGTAAAACCAAACCTGTTTTTGAAGATATTGGAAGTACAGTTATTATTCCTACATCTGTCATTATCTCTATTAAGAAGATTACGTTATACTAGGAGAAACAGTTGACAAAGTCGAATAATAAGTGTATTATTATACTTATTAATAAAGATTGATTAACAAAAAGGAATTTATGGTAGTTGATAATATGTTAGGTTCTTCTATGGAAGATGGAGAAGAAAAGCTAGAAGAATTATCTCCTTTAGTAATTGATGTTAATAGTAAATTTTCTGCAGTTACAGATAAAAGAAGTGATGATGAAGATAGATGGTTACAAGCTTATCATAACTATCGTGGAAAATATTATAAAAATATTCATTTTACTCAACACGAAAAATCAAGAGTCTTTGTAAAGATTACAAAAACAAAAGTACTCGCAGCTTATGGTCAAATCATAGATGTACTATTTGGTACAGGAAGATTTCCATTAACAATAGAAGAAACAATTGTACCTGAAGGCATAGAAGAATATGCTCACATGAATCCTATGAAGGATGAAATGGGTGTTAATCAAGTTGAACCTCAGATAGAAGGAAACCTAGAATACACATCAGGTCAACCTTCAGAACAACCACAATCAGATTTAGGTTTTCCAGGAGATGGAAATAAATTACCACCAGGAGCAACCTTCAATAGTTTAGGTGGTGTTCAATTAGGTGGACTAGAAGAAGAATTAGCAGAAGCAGAGTTATCACCAGGACCAGCTCCAGTTCCTGAGATGCCACAAATTAAACCTGCACAAGTTGCAGCAAGAAGATTACAAAAATTAATTGAAGACCAACTCGATGAATCAGATGCAAATGTTGCATTAAGAAGTGCAATCTTTGAATCTTGTTTATTAGGTACAGGAATTATTAAAGGACCTTTTACTTATAATAAAACTTTACATCAATATGTTGATGGAGGTAATGGAAGAGAATATAATCCATTAGAAGTTAAAGTTCCTAAAGTAGAATTTGTAAGCATATGGGATTTCTACCCAGACCCTAATGCTAGAACAATGGAAGAGTGTGAATATGTTATTCAAAGACATAGATTAAACAGACACCAATTTAAAGATTTATTAAATAGACCTCACTTCAATAAAGAAGCTATTTATAAATGTTTAGAGATGGGTCCAAGCTATGATAGAAAAACTTGGGAAACACAAATTGATTCAGAAAATAATACGTCTGGAGATTTAGAAAAAAATAGATACGAAGTTTTAGAATATTGGGGAACGATTGATGCTATATCTGCTAGACAACATGGATTAAGTATTGATGAAGAAATTGAAGATTACATGGAAGTTCAAATTAATATGTGGACTTCTAATGGAAAAATAATTAGATTAGTAGAAAATCCATTTACACCTTTTAGAATACCTTATCATTCTTTTTCTTATGAAAAGAATCCATACCAATTCTTTGGTATAGGTGTTCCAGAAAATATGGATGATGCTCAAGCAATTATGAATGGTCATGCAAGAATGGCAATTGATAATTTAGCATTAGCAGGTAACTTAGTTTTTGATATTGATGAATCAGCTTTAGTTCAAAATCAAAACATGGAAGTTTACCCAGGAAAAATTTTTAAAAGACAAGCTGGAGTTCCAGGTCAAGCAATTTATGGAATTAAGTTTCCAAATACTGCTACAGAAAATATGCAGATGTTTGATAAGTTTAGACAACTTGCAGATGAATCAACAGGAATACCATCATACTCACATGGACAAACAGGAGTAACAGGTATGACTAGAACAGCATCAGGTATGTCAATGCTTATGGGTGCTGCATCTTTAAATATTAAAACAGTCATTAAAAATATTGATGACCATTTAATCAAACCTTTAGGACAATCTATGTTCCAATGGAATATGCAATTCTATGAAGGTCAATTACCAATACTAGGTGATTTAGAAATAAAAGCAACAGGTAGTTCTTCTTTAATGAGAAAAGAAGTTAGGTCTCAAAGATTAACTATGTTCTTGCAAACAATTCAAAATCCATCTATTGCTCCATTTGTTAAAATATCAGAAGTTATAAAAGAGTTAGCATACTCTTTAGATTTAGACCCTGATGAAATAATCAATTCTAAAGATGAAGCAGAAATATATGCTAAAATTATAGGATACCAAAATGCTCAACAAGCAAACAGCCAAGAAGCTCCTATCCCTGGTCAACAGCCAGGAATGGAACAACCTGGTGGAACACCTGAACAGGGTGCAGAACCAAACAACACAGGAAATGGCGAGGGGATTGACACAGCAAGTAGTCCACCAATGCCAGGGGAGATGGCTTTTTCTGGACAAACTGAAGAATCTGCCTAATCAAGTTAGAGAAATTTTAAAAGATAGTGTTGACTAAATAGTTTTTAAATGCTATACTAATGATTAAGGAATAGAAATGAAAAGAAAACCAATCAATATGGCTACAGGTGGACTTATGTCTATGCCACCTTACATTAAATCTAAAGATAAATCAGATGAAGGTATTACACCTTATGATATTAGTACTCCTGAATCAGCAAGAAAAGGATTACCTTCTAGACTATTAAGTAAATCAAGAACAAGATTTTCTAAAGGTCAAGTAGCTAAAAAAGAAGCAGTACCTATATGGGATGAAGATGATTGGGATGATATGAATGCACCTGAAGAAAAACCATTAAAGGTAGCTAAATTAAATATTGCAGAAAAAGGTATTTATAAAAAATTAAAAGCTATGGAAGCATCAGATGTCATTAGTGAAAAAGGAAAAGAAAAATTAAAAAAATTAGAACAAAAGAAAAATCAAAAAGCTCTTGGTGGTTATATGGATGAGAATGATATAGCAGAACAAACACCACTTGCTTTAAATATTGGTGGAGCAGTCGGAAGACCAGAAGAAAGAAAAGATTACAAAGCTTATGCAGAAGGTGATTTAGTAGACGAAGAAATTGTTGAAGATGATATTGTTGAAGATGATATTGTTGAAGATGATATTGTTGAAGATGATATTGTTGAAGATGAAGTAGTTGATGAATCTTTAATGGCTCCAATAGGATTAGAAGATTCTTTAATTGGAGATGAAATTGCTACTGATGAATTTGCAGAAGAAGATATAATAGATGATGATGAAGCAGATTCAGTATTAGATACATCTATGTTATCAGAAGAAGAAGAAATAGTATTGGATGAAGCAGTAGAAATGCATCCAGAGTTAGAAGCAATTATACCAAAAATAGTTGCATCAGAATTTACAGAAGATGAATTAGTAGAAGGACCAGGAGATGGAACTTCAGATTCAATTCCAGCGATGTTATCAGATGGAGAATTTGTATTTACAGCTAAAGCAGTAAAAAGTTTAGGTGTTGACAAATTAAGAAAGATGATGGCTCAAGCAGAAGAAGCTTATGATGCTGGAGAAGTAAACCAAGAAGAACCTGTATTAGATACAGAAGAATCTTTATTGGTATAACAAAATTGTTAGAGTGGTACTCTAAGAATAAACAAGCTACCTTTTAGAAATAGAAGCCCTTGTAGCTTTGTTTTCAATCAAAAACCAATTTTTAGCTACCTTCACAGTTAAGAAGCCCTAAAGGAGGACACATGAAAGAAGACGAAGGAAAAACTAAGGAAGTCGAAGCGAATCCCTATAACCAAAAAAAGTCATGGCATACAGATGATGTAATGCCACAAACTTTTGTAAGTGCAGATAGTGGACCAGCGGATGCCAACACCGAACCTGTTAGACAGGGATTAAAATTTGCTACTGATACTAAACCTATCAACCCAAATTCAAACCAAGAAACAGATGCGGCTACTTCGGATAAGTCTTTACAGGAATCAGCACTTAGTGTTAATTCTAAACCTTATTCAAAAGTTGACTACAAAAAACGATACGATGACCTAAAGCGTTATTATGACAGGAAATTAGGTGACTGGAATACTAAAGAAGGAGACCTTAAAGCACAGCTTCAAGCGAACCGACCTAAGTACACACCACCAAAATCTAAAGAAGAGTTAGACTCTTTTAAGAAAGATTATCCTGACATTTATGGTGTGGTGGAAACTGTATCGCACTTGCAATCTCAAAATGAGATGCAAAGTTTACAAGACGAAGTTGGCTCTTTGAAGAAAGCTAATTCAGAATTAGCTCAAAGAGAAGCCCAATTAGAGTTATCGAAAATTCATCCAGACTTTAATGAAATTAAAGAATCAGATGACTTCCATAACTGGGCAGACTCACAACCCATGGAAATTAAATCATGGATTTATGAGAACAACAAGAATGGTAAACTTGCAGCAAGAGCAGTCGACCTGTATAAGAAAGACCGAGGACTTGTATTAGATAAAAAAACTACTATTGGAAAGCACTCAAAGAATGAAGGTGCTGATTTGTTAGTTAAAACTAAAGAACAAATTGGACAACCAACAGACCAACAAGTGATTTTCAAAAAATCAGATATTAATAAAATGTCTGAGAACGAGTTTATGAAATATGAGAAAGATATTTTAATAGCTCAAAGAGAAGGTAGAGTTGTCGAAGGATAATTTTATTTTTTCATTTTTATCAACAAGTAACAAATAAGGAAATAAAAAATGGCACATTTCGCAGGTGCTAGTACACTCAACTTCGGTGGAGCTGTACCAGCAGGAACACAAGCTAATCAGTTTTGGGTTCCAGAAATATATAGTAAAAAAGTACAACTTGCTCTTAGAAAAGCTTCTACAGTAGAAGCTATCTGTAATACAGATTACATGGGTGAGATTAAAAGCTTTGGCGATACAGTTAATATCGTTAAAGAACCAGAAATGGCAGTTGCAGCATATACTAGAGGTATACCTACAGTAAATACAGCAGTAACTGATGAAGAGTTAGTTTTAATAATAAATAAAGCTAATTATTTTCATTTTCAAATCGATTCTTTAGAGAAAAGATTTAGTCACATTAACTTCCAAGAAATTGCATCTAATAACGCAGCATATAAGTTAAAAGATACAATGGATGCAGAAGTTATGCAAAATATGTATGATGATGCTCACGCAGCAACAGCCATATTAACGCCAATTATTGCAGGTGGTGTTGCAGCTAAAAAATTACTTTTTGGCTCAGTATTAGTTCCGATTGCAATTAATCATACAGCAGGTGGTCTTAATACAGACCCTCTTAACTTTATGTCAAGATGTGCACAAGTGATGGATGAAAACAACAATCCTGATGAAGGTAGATGGTTTGTAGCAGCTCCGAATTTTTATAATTCGTTAGCAGATACAAGTTCTAAACTTTTATCAATTGACTACAATGCAGGAAAAGGTTCATTAAGAAATGGACTTGTTGCTTCTGGTTTAGTTAGAGGATTTTCTATGTACAAATCGAATAACCTTCCCTACTCTGCAGGTACTACACCAGTAGTTCTGTTTGGTCATATGAGAAGTACTTCAGCAGCTTCAGCGATGAATACTGTTGAGTCTTTCAGAAGCCCAACAACTTTTGCGGATGAGGTTAGAGGACTTCACGTATATGGTAGAAAAGTACTAACAACAGCTTCAGTTGGAGCTGGTATTGTTACAGTAACATAATCATAACTTTGATAGGGGGTAGCAATATCCCCTATCATTTAATAAATATAAAGGAACTATTATGGATAAATTAAAAAATCTTGTTTTAGAAGCAAAACATTTATATAGTGAACATAAGAAAGTTGTTATTGCAACTGTTATTATTTTAATTATTGCAATAATAGTTTAAAATTTAAGTTAAGAATTCATATGGCAAAAGATTATAAAACATTAACTAATGAATTACTTGTCGAATTAAATGAGCCAGAAGTTTCTACAGTTGCTACTGGAGTTGGAATACAAAAACAAGTAGCCAATGTAGTTAATAGAGCTTATTTAGATATTGTAAATTCTGTAGATGATTGGTCTTGGTTAAATTCAGATGTACCTGATGACCCATATTATGGAAATACAATTATACCAACAGTCGTTGGACAAAGATGGTATCTATGTAAAGCAGGGTCAGCAAATATAGATTCTGATTTTGATTCAATAAATTGGGATATGTTTACTCTCGTAGACCCCAACTCACCCTACACAAATAATAAATTACCTTTCACAACTTTAACAATATGGAGAACTAATTATTCATCTTCAGAAGAACAAGCTGCACGAACTGCTAGTTATGCTACACCATTAAGAGTTATAAGAAGTTCTGATGGTAGAAGATTTGGATTATCTCCAATACCTGATAAAGTTTATAATATACATTTCTTTGCATATAAAAGACCTACTATTTTATCAGCAGATACAGATACAGTTCTATTTCCAGAACAGTACAAACCAGTTTTACTAGCAAGAGCTAGATATTATTTATATCAATTTAAAGATAATATTGCACAATCGCAATTAGCTTTAGATGAATATAAAAAAGGATTACAAAGTATGGCTGCGACATTAAATTCACCGCAACCATCTTATATGTCAGACGTAAGATTTACTTACCTCTTACCATAAGGATTAAAAAATTATGCCAACTCAAGGTGCTTCCATTACAGTTGCAGGAGGATTAGATTTAGTATCAAGTAGTCATGCTTTATTTAGAACCCCTGGAGCAGCAACTATATTAGAAAATTTTGAATCATCTACAACAGGTGGTTATAGAAGAATTAATGGTTATACTAAATGGGGTGCAGGTGCTTCAGCTATACCTTCAGGTTCAGCACTAGATTCTATTACAGGAATAGTTTCTTATGCTAATGGAGTTGTAACTTGTCAAGGTTCAAATATTTATTGGTCAAGTGATGGTATTACTTGGCTTCAAATTAATAAAGATACTTATGTAACTAAGACAGGAACAGTTGCAGTTACTGCAGGTTCTGCAATAGTTACAGGAACAGGAACAGCATTTACAACAGAATTTGCTGTAAATGATAGAATACAAATTAATAGTATTAATTATAGAGTTTTATCTATAACAAGTGATACAGTATTAACATTAGATTATAATGTTGTTGCTGCAGTTTCAGGAGTTGCTGTTAAAAAAAGTGGAATTGTTGCAGGAAGTTTATCTGCTGCTACTACTATTTCAAGAGCTAATCAATCAAATAATCAATTTACTACTTTTGAATCAGATGGTGCTTATGGTAGTTTATATATTACTGATGGTACTAATAAGATAGCAGAATTTCAAATAACTGTTTCAGGTGCAGTTAATACTTTTTACTTTGAAGAGTTAGAAAGGTCAGCTCCGACTAATCCTAAAATATGTGGTATATTTTCAGAACGATTAGTGGTTGCAGGTCAATCAGTTTCAACAAGTACAGTTGCTTATAGTGATAGGTTAGAACCTTATAATTTTACAGGAACTGGAGCAGGAGAAATAGATGTTGGAGATATTATTGTAGGAATTAAAGTCTTTAGAAATAGCTTAATTATATTTTGTAAAAATAGTTTATTTGAGTTGACAAGTCTTGATTCTACCCCTATACTTAAATCTATAACAAAAAATATAGGTTGTGTAAATGGAAACACAATTCAAGAAATTGGTGGAGATTTAATCTTCCTAGCACCTGATGGATTAAGAACAGTTGCTGGTACAGCTAGAATTGATGACATAGAAATTGGTTCTATTAGTAGAAAGATTTTACCTTTAATAAATACTTTGCTATCAAATATTGCACAGTATACTATCTCTAGTATAGTTATTAGAGAAAGAAGTCAATACAGATTATTTTATCATCAGTCAGGTCAATCGAAATCAGGACAAAAAGGAATTATAGGAACTTTTAAATTTGATGAAAATGGAGTTCCTGCATTTGAGTGGAGTGAAACTAAAGGTATGGAATTAAAGTTCTGTACTTCAGATTTAAATAATTCAAATGAAGAAGTTAAATTTGGTGCAAATGAAACTGGTTATATTTATCAAATAGATACTGGTAATAATTTTGACACTTCAAACATTAACGCAAAATTTCAAACACCAGATATGGATTATGGTGATAATGGTTTAAGAAAAAGTCTTTATGGAGTTAAAGCAAATATTAAACCAGAAGGAACACAACCAGATTTACAGATGAGAATTAGATATGATTTTGAATCTACAGATGTACCTCAACCTGGTGCAGTTGATGTAGGTACTTTATCTGCTACATCTTTATATGGTTCGGCAGTATATGGAACTGGAACATATGGAGCAGTAACTTTACCAAGTAAAAGAATGATAGTAACAGGAAGTGGTTTCTCAAATAATTTTAGATTTTTTAGTAATGACACAAATGCTGCATATGCAGTCAATGGATTATTTGTTTCATTTATAGCAGGAGGAAGAAGATAACATGGCAGGATACATAAGACAAAGTTCAGCAGAAATAGTAGATACTCTTACAATTGATGCAGTAGATTTAAATAATGAATTTAATGCTTTAGTTTCCGCATTTGTAAATACAACTGGACACAAACATGATGGTACTGCAGCTAATGGTCCTGTAATTGGATTAATTGGTGACGCTAATCTTGATATTCCTTTAAATAAAATTTTAATTGATACAGCAAATGCTGAATTAGAATTTTATATTAATGTTGGAGCATCAGCTACAGAACAATTTAAAATTTCTGATGGCTTAATAGTTCCTTCAGTAGATAATGATATTGATTTAGGAACAGCAACTTTAGAATTTAAAGATGCATACTTTGATGGTACAGTAAATTTAGATACTTTAGTTATTGGTACAGCTACAGGAATTACAGATATAGATACAGACTTAGCTGCAGTTTCAGCTAGTGATGATACTCTAGCTTCAGCAAAAGCAATTAAAGCTTATGTAGATGCATCTCCTGTTGGAGACCTTACTTCTATTGTAGCAGGAACAGGTTTATCAGGAACAAGTTTATCAGGACCAATTCCAACTTTAACTATTGATACTGGTACAACAGTTGATAAAACAACTGCTCAAATTTTAACAAACAAAACTCTTACAAGTCCAGTTATTAATACACCTACAGGTGATGTAGCAACAATAACAGGTTCTCAAAATCTTACAAATAAAACTCTTACAAGTCCAGTTCTTGATACAGCTATTAGTGGTACAGCTTTTAAAGATGAAGATAATTTTACATCTGATTCAGCAACTGCTGTAGCTTCACAACAATCAATTAAAGCATATATTGCTACTCAAGTTTCTGCAGGAGACCTTACTGCTATT